GTGAGCACCACCGCCCCTCACTGAAGAGGTTTGTCCAGTAATATGGATTGGATTATCTTAACCGTCTCAAATTGATATAATCTTTTTGAAATAGTAAAGAGCTTATCCCTGTCCCACGAACTTATACCAGCTAATTCGACCATTGAATTAAAACCACCAACTTCAACAAATAAGCCTCGAAGACCAGCTTGGCATCTAGTTCCAAGACCATATTTAGTGTCAGCTTCAATTAATTTTAGCGTTAAATTAAAATGAATGGGGTTATTCTCTAATCCAATTAACTGACTCAGAACTCTAACAGAATCGTGAGCACCCGTCCACCCCTCCTTTCTTCGTCTTTCATAGCTTACAATACTGTTAATAACTCTGAAAGCAGATCTTATACCAACATTAATCCCATTAACTGAATAATCATGGAGATAAAGGCGTTGACAATAAGTAAAGTAAAATGGAGAACATGAGACTTTATCTGGATTAACAATAATGTTAAATTCACTCATAATTTGACTTAATAAGTGTTGGTTTAAACCAGGTATAGCCCAAACTCCATCATCACCTTGAAAGGTCGGAATAGGACAATGTGTTACATTCAATTTTATGCGAGTGTATTCGTGGAGAATATACTGACACAGACTGTCGACCATGTTAGTAAGAGCTGAGCCAGATGCAACTCCCTTGCTGCGTCCGGTAAATACACCTATTGGAGTAACCAAATCAGATTTAATCATGAATTCACAAAGTTCATTAATTAACCACGAATCAGATTCAGAAAACCAACTTGATAAACATGAGTAAGCGGCTCGGATAAGATCAGATGAGATAGTCTTATCATATCCGGATGCATCGAAGCCGATGATATTGTTACCGGAGTCCTTACATTCCTTAAACAAAGCCGTTGCATATAAATCAGTAGAGGAAGAGCTTAAATTCTCACAGAATTGAGGGAAGTATTTAAGAGCCTCAAGCGCAGGTATTTGCACTGTTGATTCCAATAGTATAATAGAATGTGGTACACCAAAGGCAATTCTTTGCTTCGGTATATCGGTACCACTAGGCTGGGTTCTCATGAACATGACGTTTGGAAACCATGTCACTTTACCTCTTTGCAAGTCAGATAATGCAATATTGTAATACAAATTACAAGCTTGTGTGCCATTAACCAAATCGTTACCTTTTAATAGGTAAGGTAAGCCCCACTGAGTTGTTTTCTCAGACCTATTTAGAGCCTCTGTCAAAGTCAATCTTCTTAACGAAGACGGGGGTATTAATCTTTTAACAGAGAGAACCGCTTCCTCAAATATAGATTTATCAAATGAAACAGGGCTGTCAAAAGGAGCATAGTACTCACAAGGACCACGTAACACTACTTCTGTAAAGGGAAGTCGTATGGAATATGGTCCCACTTTCTCTCTCTGTCCATCTTCAAAATCACGAAATAAAGAATTGTTTGCATACAGGTCGGATTCGGAAAGGAGATGATCAACCAAGGCTAATGAACCAGATCTCGGATGAGCATTATTATCGCCGAGTACCAATCGGTTTATAAGTACATCAAAGAACGATCGAAAATCAACTTTATTACCGACTGAAAAATTCGTCATGATCCTCTTCAATTTAGGTAAGGAACTTTTTTCTATAGAATGCGGATAAAACATGATATATTCTTTTAAAGGAATAACCTCGCAATTACCAATTATAAAAGTTGGCATAATTTATTTGCTATTGTTAAATATCAGAAGTGTTAAATATATACGTCAAGCCTCACTATAGTATATACTGTATACAAGTTTGGAAATTTAATTAAGTACCTCCTCACCAAACTTAAGTAGGTAACATAATATATTTGAAAAATATTCCTTATATGCTCGGAATTAACGTAAAAC